CATGCAAATAGCGATTTATCATAAGACTAGGTAGTTAGTGCAATGACATATCTACATGCACGAAAAAATAGCATTTTGTCATATAAATAAGCCGATAGAATACTAAAACTAGTTACCACTCACCGGTTATAACAACGTGACTCTGTCCAATTCATCGTAAGATATGAACTTGTCATCCATCCATTTCTTCAATAGTTTTTTGCAAAGTTTATGTCGGAGTTTTTCGACGGGTATTTCAGACATGAACATGGCGCTATTAGATAGCTCATGTTTAATTGATGACCAAGGAATTGGTTCTTTAGAGGACAACAGAAGTTTACAAAGTTCTTTTAATTCGTTTTCGCAAGCTATTTCATTTAAATCTTCTTTTACATTTTCGACATCCGTCCATTCCACTTCCGAAGATTGCACATGTTTGATCGATACGCCTATATCTTGATCACCATATTCATCAACGCCAAACACGTGCTGTTCGAGAGTGAATTTGATCTGTTGTGAATCAAGGGCTTCCTTCACTTTGTAATTGACGAGTGTTCGAGTCTTTTCGTATACGGGGGGTTTCGTCGCGCTACCCATGACTTTGATGTCGCGCATCACATCCCACTGGGCATCCAAAGCCCCCATCAGAGAGCCGTGTCCACGTACGCCACGTGATATGTCTTTGCCCAAGTGTGCAACGAAGACAACCAAGCCTTTCGTTTTCTCTTGTACGTACTGGGCGGCTTTGATCAATTTGCCCATGCCTTCGGACGAGTTCTCGTCGACGTTGCCAGCGGCCTGGGCCATCGTGTCGATGATCACAACGCCTTCTTGCACACCGTTCGCAATGAGGTCTTCGGCAAGGGCATCGACTTCGCTGTCGCTAGTCAGCGTCAGCGTCGCCGTGCGCAAATAGAACGTGTCTGGATAATGTTCAAGACTGTATTTAGCCGCAATGCCGCGCAACCGTCCCGGCAGCCCGCCAATACCCTCCAAAGCCACGTACGCAACTGGCACCTGCTTGCGTACGCGCATACCAAGGAATGGCACTTGCGCAGACAGGCAGTAGCACAGTTCAAGCGCGATGTGACTTTTACCTGCACTAGGCTGACCGGCAATAATCGCAAATCCCGTCATCGGCAACCAATCCTTGATCAGCCATAGGCTCTTGTGTTCTTGTTGCAAGTAGTCATTGACCTTGATCAGTTTCGATGCGCCGTCTTCGATCTCGGCAACAAGCCGTATCGTGTACAGAATACTGCTGGCGTGCGATTTGATCGTGATGATGCCGTTGCGCACGAACAGCGTGGCGTGATCGATGCGTCCGTCTTCGCGGTCGTTGTCGATGGGGTCATTGCAATTGCGCCCATTGAAGACTGATGCGTTGGCGATCACGGTCTCCCACATATGGACGGTGCCGTCGCTCATTTGCACGGTGTCGGTCTTGAGTTGCAAGAAGACTTTGTCGGCGCGTAATTTAGCGTATTGCGCAGACAATTGCGCGAGCGCCTTGCGATATTCATCAGACCCCTGCGGATGCCCCGACCGTGCCTCGGCACGCGCACAGGCCCACAAGTGAAAAGTCTCGGCGGCCGCACTTTTTTGCGCCTCCCATAACTCGGCGCGGCGACGCTCAGCGCGAATTTCACTCGACACCCATTCATGACCATCTGGCACAATCGGCGCTGTCGGGTCTAAGGCAGGGAAGAATTCAAACGCATCATCGGGATACTGAAAAGACATGCCATCATCGATATCCGCCGGTCGACAATAGACTATGCGCGAAGGGAACAACACCATGAAGTCAAGGATGCCGAGATATCGAGGACTGCCCCGTGAGCTGAATGCGACATAGCCGCCGCCATGCTCACTCTCGAATGATTGTGTTTTTGCAATCTCGCGGATGCGATCAAGATCAAAACCGCGCGGCAACTCTGCATATCCGTGAAAAGCCTTGTACTCACCATTCAGTCCACTTGTCGAGGAGGGCATTACCTGAATATCGATATTGCGCGTGAAGGGAAGTTTGTCACGGAGGAGATCGATACCTTCCGTCGCATTCGTGAAGTGGAATTCTGCCGAACGGTCGATGTCGAGCAAGAAGGGCATGCGCAGATTCGGTCGTACACCAAAACACGATGACGTGCGTGTCACCGCATTGGCGTCGCGCGCAGTCGAGAGCGTGTACAAAGGCCCTTCGGTCTCGTCGCGCAAGCAATGCGTAAAACCTAGACACGCGTTATTCGGCAGCTGAGCAACCACGTCTTTGATTTTGCTCAAATGACTTACCGCGTACGTATAGTAGTAACCGCCGCCAAGATTTGCAGCAGCCGTCTTTACATATTTTCCAAGTTCATGTTCGGGAGTAGCCCAGCGCACGCTCTTGCGCATATCTTGTTGGGCCAAGAATATCGTGAACACTATCCAGCCTAAGGCATCCGCCTGGTTCCACGACTCTATCTTCACAACACCATCTATAGACTCTCGCATGCGCAAGCTCTCATAGGGGAAGATACAAAAGGGCATGTACTGGCGTACACGCCCCACACGGGTAATCCTCAGTATAAGCATGCCTTTGACAAAAGTCATGTAAAAAATAACAGTGTGAAAACAGTAACTTAAAATTTTAAAATTTTTCTTGATCTTCGTTTGCGCTCTTGCTAAGCTTCGGTCGTGAAGTCAGTAAAAGCCCGTGAAACATTTCGCCATGTGTGCGCACCGCAGTCTATTTTAACGGGGTAGGCTGACTTCACCCTACGGTGCGCACACATGGCGAAATGTCGTCTAGGAGATTTGAAATGCCGCTTAATCCTGGTCAGTATTACACGATAGAAGATGCAGTTACCGAATGCTTTCCACATCTCGGTAACGCAGGCGACGTGGCAGAGAGTTCCGATCTGGCAAAAGTCATGCGCACACTCGGCGGCGATTGTTCACGGTTAATGAAGCACAGCGAAATCGTCAAGGCCAAGATTGAACGCGTCAAAGTCCCCGTGTACGGTCGGTCATATCCGTACATGTGGGCCTATCCCGCATATGTCGTAGACTTTGTGTTCAAGCAGACAGACGGCATTTCGGCGCACTACAAAGCCTTTGGTGATAACCCCCTCGATAGTCTAATTGGAGGGCTTGTAAAGTGATCGACGCAATTCAACTACTATGCAATGAGCCCCGTCAAACATTCGAAGAGTTTTCTCCTCGATTGCCGAGAAGTGATAAAACTTCGGCATGGATAATTCACTATGACGATAGTGTTATATACGAAACGCGAGACGAGGTGATTGCCATATACGCATTGGCTAAGGGATATATAGTAGAGACGTTAGAGCAGTATCTAGCCGAAGGAGAATAGAATGGATACATATTATGGATGTCTGTATACCTATGATGACACATACGAATGGCCTATACAAGCAGGCGATTATAACGAAGCTTTAAACATATTCATCAAAACCTTTGTAAAACCTTTGGAATGCTACGAGGTAGAAATTGAAATTGGAATAAAGAATAACCGAGGCATCGATCTCTGTACTGCTGGTTATCACACCAGAGATAAAAAGATAATAAGCCTCGAAACGTATAACTCACGAATAGATCAAGATTAAGAGTCTACCATGGATAGCTATATAGCCGAACTTTATATAGGTCAACGATATCGCATTGAATGGGTAATAGAAGCAGAAAACCCTACACAAGCTTTTGAAATTTTTATGGACAAATACATACTATCTGCTAATATAAATTGTTGGACGATAAATTTGGAAATTAGAAAACTCTCAAACGGAAAACGCTTAATAGCTTGTCGATATGATTGCGAAAAAAGAACATATTATAATTTCGAAGATTTGACAAACGGAGATTGAAAATGAACATCTATACCATAATACTCGAATATTTAGAATATCCCGAAGATTACTCTCTTACATGGAGAAGAACTGCGGATACGGAACAAGAAGCCTTAGACTATTTTATAAGCGATATACTGCCGCATTATTACACAAAAGAAAACGAAACTGTAGGAATACATGTACGAGATTTCAAAACTGGACTATGTTTGATAATGGGAAACTACGATACGAAAACTAAGTCATTTACTAGAAACTTCACACTCGAAAAATAAGATGTATCTAATTCATAAGTTAATAGAAAACGAATATGATAAATGCTTTTACTTGGGATTGGTAATTGGAATATTTATAATTCTTATGCACGCGTGGCGTAGATAAAAGGAAACTTGAAAATGGAAAATTTGCCTAAAGATGGAAGAGCCTTCAACGAAGGTATAGAAGCCGCTAAGAATGGGTTAAAATGTCAAGATAATCCGTATAAAGGACGATCAGCATTCGGAAGAATTCAAAGTGAAATAGATTATAATGACTGGCTAGATGGATATTTATTTGAAAAAGGAATAGTGCTATGAAAATCTACAACGACAACTTCGATACTTTCGATACTTTCGATAAAATACGAAAATGGGCAAAAGATAAAAATATAACACAAGGTTCTTCTCCTCAAGCGCAAATGCTGAAACTTACAGAAGAAGTGGGCGAACTTGCGGCCGCAATAGCTCGAAACGAACAAGGAAAAATAATAGATAGCATTGGAGATTGTATCGTGGTGCTGACTATTCTTACCGCGCACTACGGTTTATACGTCGAAGATGCCGTAGATGCTGCATACGAAGAGATAAAAGATAGAAAAGGTAAACTTGTCGACGGTATATTTATTAAAGAGGAATAGGCGCATGAGTCATTACGATATTGATATTTATTGCGTTTACTGCACAAAATATGTGTGTAGCTATTCGAGAGATGTTCACTACACTAAATACGAAGGAAATCATTTTTGCAAAGACTGCACTGCATTATTAAAGAGTGGTCGTATAAAGGAGGAACGCATAAATAGAAATTTAAAGAGTGATCATGATTTGATCAAGCAAGGGATTGCACAGAAGGCGATAAGTTTCTTTCAGAAAAATGTACATTTCATGTGAAAAACGGGAAAAGTATAACAACCGAGGGATGTACAGATTCTAACGAAGCTATGCACAGGCTTGCGAATCTCGACGAAACAAATAAACACGCTAAACTTATCGACTTGTGGATAAATGGGGCGAAGATACAAGTATATGATAATTTCTATACAAACGAACCGCAGTGGATAGATGACCCAATTCCAAGTTGGAACGAAGATTGGGAATACCGAGTGAAGCCTAGTCAATTAATTCTCGATTATGCCGATTTGAGCAAAGATGACCTGCGCAAAAGAATGCATGCGCTTCTAGACAAAATGCTCGATGAAGAAATAGGAATTGAGGGATTACGCGATTTTCTTCACCCTTTTGATAAATCCTGAGGAATGATAACATGTTAACTAGTTTCGGAAGACAACTTCGTTATATTCGAAGAGATAACTATCAACTGCTAAAGGATATGGCAGATTTATTAAATGTTTCTTCATCTTATCTTAGCGCCGTGGAAATGGGTAAAAGAAATGTTCCCGAAGGCTGGCCTGATAAGATTGGAGAACTGTATAAATTAGATGCTGAGTATATAGATAAGTTGAAAACTTTTATGATTCTCGATCTTCAGAGGAAATAATACGGATACTTTTAATACGGAACAGTTAATAGAACTCAGTGCCAGAGCTATTGGTTACGTAGGATTATGGGAACATAATTTTGATTTTGATGAACAAGGTTTTGTTCGCAATGTCTTCAAGATAAATGGAGTCATTTGGAATCCAATACTTAAGGACTGTCAAACCTTAGAATTAGTCGCCAAACTACGTCTAGACATCCGCAATAATTGGCTCGAAAAAAATTCTATAAATGTCGTTGCGCCTACTGGGATATGTTCTTATGTCGATAAAATCTTAGATGGTACGCGCCACGGTATTATTCGCGTTGCTGTGACAATCGCTGCCGCACGTATAGGAGCCTCAAAATGAGTGATGACGAATTAACCGAGCTATCTGCAAAGGCGTTCAATTTGCGCGGACAATGGGAACTATGGCATCAAGAACCACGGGGAATGTGGAGACAATTCACACTCGACCCCGAGTCTGCCGTATTTTTCAATAATTCTAGATGGAATCCTTTATACGACAGTGAACAAGCTTTCGAACTCATGACCTTTTGTCATATCGACGTAGTACACGATTCACCTGACAGCGACGTACCTTGCATTATTGGTATGGTGTTCACCGGTCATTATTGGGAGAAATCCGTAGAAGTTGTACACACTGAGAAACTGCGAAGTTATTGTCTTCGACGTGTAATCGTAAAGCTTGCCGCGCTTATAGGAACCCTAAAATGACAGACGACGAACTAACCGAATTATCCGCGAAATCCGTTGGGCTGGAAGGTAGCTGGCAATATGGTCAATCGGAGCGTTATAGTTTATTAAAGAATTTTGTGCTCTTCCGAAATGCCGTGAATAATAGCTTCAATGTAAAATGGAATCCTTTAGAAAACCATTTACAAGCGTTAAGATTGTCGAAAGACCTGGATCTTAAGGTTGAAGAAAATGATTCTTTGAATATAGATAGTGGAAAATATCGCTCACACATATACTGTACAGTAAAGTATAAAAACGATTCTTTACAAATACACGAAACCATATTTAACGCAGAAGATTATCCGCGTGTATTTCGATATGTCATTGTCCAAGCGGCAGCTTTTATAGGGAGTAAACTTAAATGAATAACCCACACAAACACGCAGACTTGATCAAAGCTTGGGCAGATGGTGTAGCTATTCAGATTAAAAGCGGAGATGACTGGATAGACATTCATAATCCATCATGGCAAGAAGAATCTGAATACCGCCCACATCCAGACACTTTCGAAGATCGACTACCTTCTCCATATCCAAAATTGTACGAGATGGCGCTCGAAGATATAAAGAAGGCCGAAATGAATTTGCGTGACCAGATAGCCGTTGCGTTAATTCCGATTATACACTCGGAACTGCGTGAGGACTCCTTTTTCAAAGAGATTGCGAGAGTTTGTTATGCTTTGGCGGACGAAATGTTGATATATAGAGGAGAGTAAAATGAACGAGTCTATTTTAAAAACTACATACTGGCCATACGATGGAGAAACTTTCAACTACGAAAGTATGGGTGATTTATTCGACGATTACGATGGATTGACGCCGGGAAGTATTATATACTACGGATATAAAACCGACGACCCTTTACCTAATTGGATGAACTCCGATAAATTAATTGAAATACTAGAATGTGAAGCATTCGAAGAATTTGGAGAAATCGCAGAAGGATTCCCTATTGTCACCCAGCAGGCGAGGAAAGAATTCGACACTTTTATCGCAAAATGGCTCAAGAAACATGTAAAAACAACGTTTTATCACATTGAAGGTATAAAAGAGTACACCGTAACTGAGGAAGATTTGATAGATTATTGGGGCGAAGACACGATGAAAACTATTTTGGACATTCGTCAACAGCATCAAGAAATGCAAGAACAAAAAGAGGCTTAATAATGAAACTAATCGAAAAACTAGTAAAATACGCCTTGAAACGTCCATATTCTCATATAGGTTCATATATGGAGCGATATTGGATAATCCCTTATAACCGTTTTACACCCGCAGTTAGAATACACTACATAAAAGAATCTGACGACAGTCGTGTTTTTCATGACCATCCTTGGTGGTATATAACGATTATTTTAAAAGGGGGTTATACAGAAGTAAAACCCATATTTGATGATCTCGGCAATTTAATTGGGGAGCAACGTCGACGCTTTAATGCGGGTTCAATACTTTTTCGTCGAGCAAAATCATGGCATCGCTTAGAAATAGAACCAAACGACAATACTTGGACGTTATTCATCACCGGAAAATGGCAGCAACGTTGGGGTTTTTTGATACATTCTCAAAAGAAAATGTACTATAAAGAGTATCTAGGCAAAAGCGAATAGGGTGCGCTCATGGCTAAGACGTTACGTTGGTATCAGGCGCTAGCCGTTGAGCGGCTCTTGTCACACATAGATGTGCACGCCGACACGCCGGTACCGCGCAACCCCATCGCCGCTATCCCCACTGCCGGGGGCAAATCACTCATCGCCGTCGAGCTTGCGCGTGCCATACTCATGCGTGATTCTGCCGCACGCATACTTGTCTTGTGCCCGAGCAAAGAGCTTGTGAATCAAAACTACGACGAGGCGCGTGCCTATCTCGAAGCCCCTCTCAAACTGCAAACGGGTATTTACTGCGCGGGGTTGAATCGCAAAGATCGTGCGGCACGCGGAACCTTCGGCACTGCCGCATCCATCGTGCGTTCCGCCGAAGCGCTATGCGGCAAGCACAATGAGCGTCCAATCACACATATCATCGTCGACGAATGCCACCTGGTGAATGTCGACAACCCGAAACTGACCTACGCGCGTATCTTCGCGGTATTTGGTGCCAAATGGGTCATCGGATTGACCGCCACACCATTTCGTCAGCAACGCGCGCGTTATTTGCCCATGACCGAACTGGAACGTCCGGCCTTTCACGATATAGTCGTCGATCTGACTTCACCGAAATACTTCAACCGCATGATGCGAGAAGGATATCTCTCACAGCTCGTTAAGCCCGACCGTTTACCAATCCAAATCGATCTGACAGGTATCAAAACCGTCATGGGGGATTTCGATGAAGTCGGCTTGTCCAAGAGCGCACTATTGACAACTAAGCCATGCGTCGATGACGCATTAGAGTTGGCGCAAGCCAGGAAACACCTCATGTGGTTTTGCGTGTCCATAGAGCACGCGGAAGCCGTACACGCTTATCTTGTCGAGCGCGGGGAAAGTAGCAGCATAGTCCATGGGGAACTCGACACTGAGGAACGAGACAAGAGCGTTGCCGAGTTCAAGGCCAAGGATGCCCGCCACATCGTAAGTGTCGGCACCTTAACGACAGGCTTCAATGCGCCGCATGTCGACTGTGTCGTTATATTACGGCCGACCAAATCCCCAATTCTGCATCGGCAAATCATTGGTCGAGGTCTGCGAATTGAAGAGGGGAAACAAGACTGTCTCATCATCGACTGCGGCGGCAACCTCGCCCGCTTAGGAGCTGTTAATGCACCGATGTTCGACCGCGAAGATTCGCGAGAGGCTCTCTGGGAGTGCGGAACTTCGAGCAAATCCGTCGATGCCAAAGAGAATGAAGCCAAAATACGCGCACGCGAAGGTGATCGGAAACGATCACTTTTCTCTCTGCCGAATATACAGGGAGAAACAGTTGCGACGCTCGATCTTTACGAATTGGATATTCTGACTTTCGAGGATGATCTTCCGAACCCGCATGGACAAGAGCCGTGTGGGTTTTATAACCTTCAAAATCGCCATTTCTGCGAAAACTGTGGCCGTCCTCGGCATCTCCGACTATCCGTCCGCGAAGAGAAAAGCAAAACCCGCAAAAACGATTTCGATGAAGAGAAACTGCTAAAAGCAAAGTTGCTGGTGGATGATGCTCCGACATGCTATCACACTAAACACGACGTGATTGATCTTGTTGTACGCGTACACGAAGGGCGTGTCTTGTGGGAGTTGTCGTACATGTATCAGGACAATATCGCCACCAAACAAATCATAACGGACTTCGATGTGAATTCCGTGACACCGCAAAATTATGCAGCAGCAGCCCAATTATGGCGTAAGGCGACTGGCACAAATTCCGCTCCTCGACGAAATTTTGGTGCTATAACCCGAATGGACACGATACAAAAACCGATCAGTTTGGAAATTTTCCACAACGAAAACGGCGAGGCCAAGTACATCAGCAAAATCACATGGGCACCTGACAAGGAATCCAGTCGTCAACGCATTTTCAAATTTGAGCCTGCAAAATGACCTATCTACTACTGGATTTCGAAACACAGTCGGGGTGCGACCTTGTCGAATTTGGTCTTGGTAGACACGCCAGTGACCCCACGACGCTTCCATACTGCATGTCTTGGTGCTGGCATGATGGCATCTCTAAACTCGGTGACACGCAACTGTGGAGCTATTACGCACGCGACAACTTTCCAGATGAAGTTTTAGCCCATGTGTTTGGAGGCGGTTTTGTCGTGGCGCATAACATTGGATACGACCGCGCAATCTGGAATCAAACCCTGGGGCGAGCTCTTGGTCGCGGCATACCAAACATCACCGCTGAGCAGTGCATCGACACTGCGTACATGGCACGTTATTACGGTCTAGCAGGTAGCCTAGCTGGCGCTTGTGAAATGCTCGAACTTCCCATTCAAAAAGACAAAGCTGGCAACGCTGCGATGCTCAAGATCATGGGGAACGTGCGCGCCACACCGCAGACGCATCCAGAAGAGTTTCGGCTCATACACAATTACGCCAAGACCGACACTGATGCTATGGCGGGTTTATTCGAGAATTTTCTAGCGCGTAAACATCAATTACCGGCTCTCGAATTTGAAGTCATGCGCATGGATATTGCGCTCAACGACCGTGGTATGTACGTCGATGAGGAACTTGCCTACAACATGATGATCGCGCACGAACGGTCGCTACGTCCCGTATACAACGAAATCAGGCAATTAACCGGATGCGATGCAACACAAGTCGAAGCACAAAAACAATGGCTAAATCGACAAGGGGTGCAACTTACATCTCTCGACAAAGAACACATTGACGATGAGCTGGCTTCGGACTTGGTTCATCAGCACTTGTCGCGCGAAGTACGGCGTTTCTTCGAGCTAAAACAGTCCCTCAGCCGTACCCCGAAAAAAGGGCATGCAATCATTAACGGCAATGTAGACAGCCGCATGCGCCATACACTGATGGGGTATGGTGCGGTTCCTACAGGACGCTGGTCAGGTCGCGGCGGTGCGGGCATACAGATGCAAAACATCTCGCGACCCCGGCCGACAACCAAACTCGCCGATCAGATGAAGATCGTTGACTGGCTGCTTGCGAACAATGTTAAAAACATAGAGGAAAATTATCCACCCGTACTTGCGGCACTAAGTGACATTCAGCGGCAACTATTTCGCGCACCGCCCGGAAAAGTCCTGATCGATTGCGATTACAAAGGTGTCGAAGCACGTGCGCTACCGTGGTTAGCAGATGACGAGGAACTACTACAAGCCTTTGAAGCCGGGATTGACCCCTACATCATGGCAGCAGCCGTCATTTTTGACGTGCCCTATAAACAAGTCACTAAGGCGCAACGCTTTGTCGGAAAGATTGCGATTCTGTCCGGGCAATTTGGAGGCGGGGCAGATGCCTATCAACGGATGGCGGCAAAAAACGGCGTCAAAGTGCCTTTGGAAGAGGCTCAGCGGGCCACAAATGGATATCAGAAGGGGCGTCCATGCATTGTGATGTTTTGGCTTAGCATTGAAGAACTCTGTCGTTGTGCATTAGACGGACGCGTCACAGCACTACGGGTAGGTCGCGGACGCAAGCAAAAAATCGTCGCCGAATTCGTCGACGATGCGCTGCATTTAACACTTCCATCCGGTCGCGACCTTGTCTATCACCAAGCACAAATCGAAGAGGAAGACGGCTCTCTAAGTTATATTGACCCGACGGGATTGAGAACGCGTCTCGACTTCAAACAACTCACGAATAATGCAACACAGGGACTTTGCCGAGACCTGTTTGCCTACTGCACGTTGCTCCCTCTACATCGTGCAATGCTCGATATCGTCCATCACGTACACGACCAAGTGCTCGTGGAAAGCGGTGCAGAAGAGGGCGAAGCTATATTGAAGATCGTGGAAAACGAAATGCGACACGTGCCAGATTTTGCAGAGGGACTCCCTCTCGATTGTGACGGCTTCATAACAGAGAGGTGGTGTAAAGAAGATTAAAATTTTCCTTGCGTTATTTTTGCGATGTTGTATATTTCCATCACGTACAGAGGATAATCATGATAAAGCTTACTTGCACATTGGATTTTGACGGTATCGAAGAGGCGAAAAACTTGGCAGACGTGCTGGCCTTGTTGTCGCGCGGTTATGTGCCCTCATTCCGAGACGCGATTCCACCTGAACCGACTTCCGCATCGGAACCGCTTCTTGAACAAGACGAAAATACTGACAGCTCCGAAACAGCTTCATCAGAAAACACCGCCAACACAAGGGTATCTCACAGCCAACAAAATATACCTCTTGAGCCAACGACTAAAACCGAAACTGCGCTACGGGATATGCAGGGGACTGTGTGGAACAGCGACGAACATTCCACACCGCCAAAACTGACTGCACAAGGCCAATGGCGTCGTCGACGTGGCATATCCGCAAAAGAGGTCACTGTCGATAATGCAACACCCGACGTTGTGAGTACAACTACCGCAAGTGTCGAACAACCGGTAAGCCTTAAGGAATATTTCAAAGATGTGGTAAACCCTTATAGCGAGCAAGTAAAACAATTCGAAAAAGAGCCGACTATAGAAATTCCTGAAAAAACGAAAGATGAAATTCCGTCAGAAAGTGTTGTTTTCACCGAACAAGAACTAAAAGACATCGCTGATTTATCCATACCAGGTGTGTACAGCGGGTTTCAATATCTAACTGTGAAAAAAAGTTTCGCCGCCCAGCACGGTCAACAAGCACTCGATGACAGTATTAAAGCATTAGGCATAGGATATGGGTACGATATACCACAAGAATCTATGGCGCGACATCATGTATTGATGGTGCGTTTAGATGCGCAGTACAATGCAAAAACGAAAAGTTCGGAACCTGACAACGATATCCCTTTTTAAATTCAGAAAGAGACACTTATCATGGCACTCGATACCATACCGACAAATTACAAAGATGAATTTGGCGAAATTTTAGTCAACGACAGCGGTGCAATATCCTTAAAACTGAATAGAGTTATCCTCTGGCCCGGGAGCTATTTAGATAAACCTGGAATAAGCCGAAAAGTGCAAAAAGATTATCCAGATGCGCAACCGCAGTATGCAGCCACTTTGTACGCACCGGCAACACATGCGGTAGTTGTAAAAGAATTTGCCACAAGATATGTCTTAACAAATTGCAGTCTAGCACAGCAGGCACAGCTAGCCGCACTCAAAGGAACTTATTTGCCTTTAAACAAATTTCGTGCTATCAATAAACAAATAGAAGGAATATCTCCAGATGATGTCGTGCTTAGAGCTTCAGCAAATATTAATGTGCCTATTGCGTATAAGCGCGGACAAGAGGTTAGTGATCCCGTGGAGATATCGAAATTATTCTATCCCGGATGTATCGTGGATTTAGTAGTTTCTCATTTTTATCGCGAACGCCGTGATATAGGATTGGGGTATAACCTACTTGCCATAAACTTTGCAGATGATGGTGAACCTATAAAGACTAAGGCGAATCCTTTGCAAGGCATTAATGTGAGTAGGCTATTTGGTGGGAGCGGTGAAGAAAAGAAACCTGATAGCGCGGTGCAAGGATTTAATTTAGGGTTTTGATGGAAGTCCTGCAAGTTTTGGGAGCTGAGCATGAAATTGAAAAATTTACGTGTGTCCGTTTTTGAAGAACTTGCAGGACGCCTTACCGTCAAAGACAAAAAACATACAAAAAGCGCCAAAGATGAAACTAGACAAAGTATATTGGGAGTACTTTTAATCCCTTGGAACAACAAAAATCGTCATACGTGTTATAAAGATTTTGGAGTGCCGAAGGATTATATACCTTCCCTAGAACAGTCAAGTCGAATAATTACAAAGGTAAGAAATATCAGACAAGAACCTTCCGGGGTTTTACGTGTAATAATCAGAAAGAATGGAGTTTATATATCGAAAAGTTTTAAAAATATGGAAGATGCGCAAAGATTCAAAGACGGAATTTTAACTAAATTAGAAAGCTAGAAATGAAAAGTTCTATACTACTCCTCACTTTTTTCATACTTTTGATTGTTAAGTTAGACGGGACTTTTGAAATGTCCTGGGCAATTACTTTTATCCCGCTATTAGTAAAAGTCGCATTTGATCTTTACGAAGACGCAATTGCCTTTTTGGATAAGAGAGATAAACACGACAAATAAAAGGATTCAAACATGACTAAGCGTTTTGGAAAAGCTAAATTCGGTAATATCAAAACTGGAAAGTATGACAGCAAAAAAGAAAGTCAGTACGCAACCGGTTTGAAATTACAAATGCAAATAGACAATAGCCCAAATTCTGAAACGCCTAGTTATGAAAGAATAACCAATATCGAAGAACAGGTTGTTTATACCCTCATCCCTGCACAAAGAGGCGCGGATGGGAAAATCAAAGAACGAGCTTGTAAATATATTGCAGATTTTCGAATCACGTATGGAAGCGGCAGAACGGTTGTTGTAGATGTAAAAGGTTTTCGTACTGCGGATTACGTTATAAAACGAAAACTCATGCTCCATATGTATAACATCGAAATTAAAGAAGTCTGAAAGGGGCTAATATGAATACAGATATTCCGCATAAAGAGTCCAAAGTAAATATTGTATGGAAACTTTGCGAAGAAGCGCTGAAAAAAGGCCAAACTACCAAATACGTGTATGAACACGCGGCAGATGAAGGCGTAGAGGCTGCTACGACGAGAACCTACATCTGCTTATGGCGATCTCGCACCAGAAAGAAACTGACGTCCGCACGTGGCCAAGCTCGGGAACAGCGCATCGAGAATTTGTTAGAGAACTATCGTGCTGTGTTTGGTCGCACTTTGCCTTGGAAGCGCTATCTCAGAACAGAAGAAATCAAAAAAGCCATTGAAAATAAAATAAAAAATCTTGATAAATTGCTAGATTAGTATTATAGTTTGTACAGATAGCAAGGAGATCATCATGCCGGATGTGTTCATATTTTTAGGTGGCTTGGGTGTGTTCATCCTTCTGGTGTTCTTTGTAGGGATGATGTTCGTGTTGAAGATGTTCAATATGCTATCCGGCGAGACTACCCTTCAAGATGCCGAGAGTACTTCTGAGGGGATGCCGAAATGCACAACCCCGTTGGAATCATCACGCACTCTTACGAAAAAGTATATCAATGACGAGGAGTACTAACATGCGCCATATCGTTATTCGATCTGAACACGATCATCAGAGGACAAGAACACCTGTCTGTCCACATTGCGGGGCCGAACTTGAAGACATGAGGGACTACCTCATACGTACTGAGCCCCGTTCGCAAACCGTATCGGACATATGCGATGCTTGTAGTAAACCGATGACTATACAGGTAAACTATTCTGTGACGTTCACGACGGAGCCATAAGCTTTCTGTTGAACTTTCGTGTAGTTGAACTTTTGAAATGGAGACTGAAAATGAATTTCCTCGAACTTTTACAAGATTTATCGGCAATATTGAAAAAGCATCAGAACACCATTGACGCGGTCGAAACCCTGGTATCGGCAACGGTTCCCGGCGCAGCACCGGTGATCGCCGCAGTAGACGCTGTCCAAAGTGCAGCGTCGACAGCGTCGACGGCAGAGGCAGATTCAGCTAGTACCATCGCCGAGGTTGTAAATACCGTGGCGTCAGCCGCTGCCGCACCTTTGGCGGGCGTTGCGGGGGCGTCGACCGTCTTGGAGGCTGCCAAGGCCATCGGCTCCATTGCACAAGCGGTGGCCGACGACAGTGAAGGAAAGACGCCAGACACGCCTAAATAAGCATTTATGTTCAAAAACGAAGCGTCATAAGCGCTTCGTTTTATAGGAGACGAGTATGTCCGAAGTACTCTATGTTGGAGCTGCTTATACAGCATCAGTCAGAGATGACGGAGCATTCAAACTTCAAACGCATTACGGAGGTAGCGTAACGTTTGAAGGTACTAGTGGGAATCATTGGATATCGAAACTTCGCAAAGCCAAAACCGACGCTGCAAAATTGAGAATTTGTAAAAGTATTTTTAAACTTTGAAAAGGAACAATTATGTCTGTTCTATCTACGGAATTATTATCCGCACGACAGGTCGGAGAGATTTACAAAAAGTCCACCAAAACTGTTGAAGAATTTGTAAAACTAATAGCACACGAGATAAATCAACATGCCGAGAATTATCACACAGCGATCATAATACACTTTCCGTCTTATCTAAATATTTCTGATCGCGTTTCTATTATCAAAACTTTACAAGGAAAAGGATACGTCGTGCACAGAGACGCCTCTTTGAATGGTATATCCATACATTGGGAACACACCAGCTTTGAATGATTTTAGGAGACTAGCCATGGCCACGACTAAAGACACCCTAGCAAACTATTTAAAGTTTTTTATTTCTACGGATTATCGCGTAGTGAATAAACTCTTAGATAAGACGAGCTTATATCGTTTTGTACAAATTGTATTCGATACTCTAAATGATGAATTAGTGTCGGGAAACGCCGTCAAGATAAAAAACTTCGGCTTGATAGGAGTGTTTAAAAACAAATTGAAAATAGTCAGAAATCCTAGAAAGCCAAAAGAACTACACCATCAAAAACAACTCTTAACTGTACGCGTGGCTTTTTCTTCGGCGACCAAGTACGCACCCGCCTATGAGATGGTAATTGCATACACGGAATTTTGTAAAAATGTGCATGTACAATTCGAAAATTTTCTTAAAGGGAAAAGTAAAATAACCCGTTACTGCATAGACGATGTGCGATTGTTGATGGCCGAGCTTTTTACGCGACTCCAAAAAGATCGCCAAGTCCAAATTCGCGATTTTGCCTGCTTCAACAGAATGAGCTCTCATAGACATGTCGTGAACCCCACAAACGGCGTCGTCATTGATAAACGAATTGTGTACCGACATGGACAACGTTTTTCGTCGAAGCTTATTGCCCGGATACACGCCAGCCCTGCATACGAAAACCACATACTCGCACAACGACTGTTGTTCGGACTTCAAAACTAAAAAATTTCACAAAATTCTTGCAAACCGTACAAAGTGATATAGACTCAAAGTATCGACGAAGCAGAGAACCAACATGAGTACTGACCAGATAATCTCAAGATTACAACTTGACATAGCAACAAGCGAATGTGAACTATATGCGCGCATAGTACTGCACGCACAACAGTATTTTCGGAATTCGGATATTTCCAGCTATAAAGCCGCAAAACATTTAAATTGTGCGCTTGATCTCAAAAGGAAATTACAATGCCAGTCTATGAATACTCATTTATGATAGATACTATGATCGAAATAGTTGCTCTAGGCATTCCAATTATATCAATCTGCCTAATATCGAGCGGTCGTGATAGTACCGCCAATACCATAATGTTTATTTACGTATGTTTGACAATTTTTATTTGCGCACTATTATGGGAAAGGATATGATATGTTATTTACAATTGTTATTATAAGCACTGACGATGGTTTAGTTCGTGGAAGTACCTTAGATTCCGATGTTGTCATTGGAAAAGTCGTCGAAGTGCTGACCAAGAATGATTACGGAGCTAACATACTTCGTAAAGGTTCAGTTGTACAAATTCTCAGTACTTTCTACGTATAAGGAATTCGTCATGATCTCGATACAACCAATTTCGCCTATCCGGTGTCTTCCGCCTAAAACACCAGATAAGCCTCCACGTCGTTTTTACGTCATCGGGCCGCACTTTCACCAGTATAGAGTGTTCTTCACGTACAAAGCGGCTTCCGAATACTGTGCTCATCTTTTCGAAACAACAAAGGAAAAAGATCAACAGCCCGCTATTTACGAAGTTCTTGATAACGGAAAATATGCTAAGATGCATTTAAAGGAGGATAGACATGAACGATAAGATAAACCCTAGTCACTATAAGAACCACCCCTCTGGAATTGAAGTAATAGAGATTACCGAAATGTTAGATTTTTGTGTGGGAAATGCTGTCAAATATGTATTACGAGCGGGTAAAAAGGATACCGAGACAACCGAAACTGATTTACAAAAGGCGTTATGGTACTTAGAAAAAGCTATAAATGACGAAAGCCTTGGTTTTGCTCATTTTAAGAATCATTTGAAAAATGTTCCGAAGACTTTGGAAAAGTCTCGTTTCTCATATTTACAGCATCTCATACAGAAGTATCTTAAATACGAAATCACCGGAAGCTTCATTTACGAATTCCTGACTAATATATCTCATGGAGATATAAAAGCTTGTCGCGTTATTCTGCGTAGTGAATTGATAACATTAAAATAAACTAAAACTTGACTTTAGAGTTGTGCAATCTATATTGAAATCGTAATTACTCCAGGGAGACTGCGATGAAAAATCTAGATGTGAAACCTGTCAAATACAGCAATGATTGGTGGAAAATGAGAGCCGCCTTAGTCTATGCGGCTAATCCGAAATTGCGCGACAAGCAATTCATCAGCTCCGCAACACCTCGAATACCTACCATGTTCGCGAGAACGTTGAAATAAAACTAAAGCGGCCTAGGCCGCTTTAGTCATTCCGGAAAACTCCACCATCCTGCTCGCGCCGTCAAGGCACCTGTCACCCCCGCAAGCGTCAATGCACCGTACTCGATGCGACCTCGGAACGTCGGAGGCACATACGTCGCTGCGGCGCTAATATCCGTACCTTGTATTAACGTTGCACCCGCCGCCGTACTCAACCCCAACGTCGTCGGGATCGTCGATCCTGTGCACTCAGTGATAGTGGATTGAGAGCCTATGGTACCGCTGTGAAATATGAATTGTGAGGTGCCAGAATCCCACGTGCATGTTTGACCGCCAGTCAACGCGAGCCTGGTCGCCATAAAGGCAGCGGCATCCTCGAAGCTGGTGACGTTAAGAAAGTTGAGCAATCCGACTGCGGCATGGACGACACCATCAATGGTGATACTTAACGTACCACTCGTAGCTTGCAGTGCAGCCAGATTAAGAGCCGATATATCAGCGCCTGTCAATGATGCCCCAGTCGCGCCTGCAACAACGCCTGTACACGTGATGGCGTTGTTCGTCGGTGCCAACCAGACGTTGCCCATGGGCGCGACAAGTACAGTAGCCGTCCCGGCGGTAGGCGTGACGGGGACGAGGGCATCAATGTCCGAGAAGAATTCGATATAGAAAATACGGTTATTATCATAGCTTGAGGACATAGACATAGTATATAACGTACCGTCCGTAACCGGTAGTACCGTGTCGTTAGCCGCTAAAATTGGGAAATATTGATTATTCGCACTCATTTAAGGCTCACTCCCTTGTTTTACCCGGACGCCCACAGCCGCCGTAGTGATCGCGCCGGAAACGACGCCCGCGCCGCCTGCAAAAAGCGTCAAGTCGAATGTACCGCTTTTTAGAGTGACGTAAAAAAATAAACAAAAATACATCACGGCAAGCATAAAAGCGAACCCATAACCCGCAACGCGCGCGGGGTCGAATGTCTCATTATCCTTGCCTGTAAAACAGTGCAAGAGTAGGATATATAACCTATCCATGCTTCTTGCCGGCGAACAGATGATCTTGACGTGCTTCAATCCGCGCGACGTTGATCGCCAGGTCAGTCACGACGTCAGTCAGACGTTCGAATTTCTCGGCAAGCGATGATACACTTTCCGACGTTGTTATGCAAAGTTTATAAAACAACCCCGCGTTAAAAACAAACGTCAAGAGTGCTATGGCATAGCCAATACCGCTGTTAAGGTCGATCATATTCTGTCCTCCTTTATAGTTGTGCAGCTTGAAACAAAGACTTGCGGCGTGCTAATGCCATAATCTTACTAGGGTCAATACGGGCGTTGCCGCAGTTAATGATGGCGCTAATACTCGTAATGTCGTTAACGTCGGCAAACGCATTACAACCGCGAGAAGAGAAAAAGTAAGCCGCGCTCAACGCAGCCGCAGCCTTACCACATAGCAAATCTGGATTGTCAACCAAAGGCAGCCCAATTGCCTTACCCACTTGTTCGTAGTTACTTTTCATAGTGATCTGGATCAAGCCACGTCCACGATATTTCCAGCCGTCGCCGGATGCTGAATCCCCATTACCACCGCGATTGGCATAGACTAAATTGGCTATTGCTGCCTGATCTGCAGGATGAGACGCATTGCGTCCATATCGAGCTGCAAAATCGGCAGTCACCCGGTTAGGCCACGTGCGTTTTAGGGCGTCTTCGGCGTAACTTAAACTTTCTACCAGACGCATTAACCCCGCCGATTCAACGCCGATTTGCGACAAAAAAGCGGCGTATCTGAGCTTGGTATTGATCTGGTACGCGTCGCATGCAGTTTGCAAAAGCGGCGTCCACACCATGGCCACGCCGATATCGGCGCCTGTGCCTGCGGATACCTGCAAAGGGGTTAATTTGTCCAAAAGCAATCTCCCTATCATTTGCGCAAAGTAGCTCGCAACGCGGTTATCTGCGCATCTAAGTTTTCCAGCCATCCACCGTCCGTACCGAGCACGGCTTCACGCGTCCGTCGTCGCGTAACCGATTGTTCCAGTGCGTCAATTTGACTCAATATAGGCTCGTTAAAGAGATCGTCAGTGGGGTCATGTGCTTTCAATACCGCGAGCACTTTTTTAACCATAGCCGCATTTGCGTCTTCTTGCGGAATTATTTGCCCCAGGTCGTTGTAAAACCACACGTCGCCGTTAGAACTCCACCCACAAAAATTATCGGGGACACCGGCGGCGCGTAATTCGGCGATAAAACTAATCGTGATTTTATCTGTCATATTAACCTCGAATTGTCACGTGATTATAGAGCACTGTGCTCGTGACCGAGCCGGCGCTCGCCGCCCCAAAAGGGGAGAAATAGTAAATCGTACCTCCCGCTGCCGGGAAGAATGTGACTAAGGAACCCGACACGGATGTCGTCGAAGTCACATTGGTGGCGTCCACACCCCCCACGATAGTCGCACCTGAGACTACATTCTCAACACTTAAGACTAATGTTGTAGATGCGGTGCCGGTCAACTGCGAGACAAGTTGTACCGTGTCTTCGCCCCAACTAATAAAATTGAGGCGTGCGGATGATGAAATTTCGTGGAAGCTGCCACCAGTCAAAGTGACACCACTCACGGTTATTTGCGCGGTCTTCAAACGGCGATTGAAAAAACTTAGGACACCTACCGCATTTTGAGACAAATCGTAAAACTGGGATGATGCATTAGTCTGTAATGCTCCAACTAAGGTTTGCGCATTATTGCCTGTCATAACCGAGACGCCTTGATTGTTACCGACCGACGTCGTGGGTGCGGTTGTTGACGCGGTGAGCACCATATTTGAGCCGGACATCGACGCGTAGACGTAGTAAAAAGTCGAGGCTGACAAACCACTATTGGAGAGTGTCGGATAACTGCCGGCGTTGTTGATTAGCTGCGGTATGCCGTTAATAAGCAACGTCTGGCCGTTATATGGCGATAGCGTCAACACGGTAGCTGACGTGTAACCAAGATAACACTGACCGGCAGCACCCATTTGCCAAGCTTGCGGCACACCCGTGTATGCGGTCGGCGCACCGACGGTTGCCGCACCCGTTATTGCTGCCGTCGCGCCAACTTGCAAAGTCCCTGGCGCGCCGGCGGGTGCGTTGGCATCGAGAATCAATCCGCCCAGGTGCACAGTGGTACCGCCTGCACTTTGCACCAACACCCAGCCTGGGGTGCTGGCAGTGCCTGGTACAGCGCTGGAATATTGCCACTGCACCAACGCGCCGGAATTGATTTCGTTGCCGACAAAACTCGCGCCGGATGCGGTATAAGCTGTCGCGCTAATGCCATTGACAGTGACGGTGACCGTACCGGATGTGTTCGCGTGCGTGGCGCGCATGCGGATGCGCAAACCGTCGACAAGTGCGTTAATGGACGGTGTAAAAGTCATCGTGAAAGTGTTGCCGGAACCGGTGTCCACGGCATAATCATTGGACGCGAAAGCTTGGCTTGCGACAATATTGGTGCCGTCGCAGTATAGCGTCTGGCTCGAACCCGGCGACGTGGCTACTCCAGTACCAGCAGCGGTCTTGCACGTGATCGTAAAAGCGCCCGTGCAACGATTAGCCAAAATAAATTGCGTAGGGCGTGTCGGGATAACCAAGTTAATATTGGCGGTCAATACACCTGTGATCACAATAATGGGGTAACTTGCCTGCAATGGCGTCAACGTCACATTGGCGTTTGTCATCGTGATCGATAAAACGTTATCGGCGGATAGCGTACGCCAACCCGTGTACGTGGCGGCATTCTCAGGGTCGTTGGTGTTGTTTGCAATCGTGTTAACCCAGAAGCCTGTCCCGTCACTATGCGCGACTATTGCGCCTTGCGGATAACCACCAATTGCCGTCGCGAAAGTTCCATCAAAAGGAAAGCTGCCGCCGGCCTGTTGCCATTGCGAGTATACGGACAAGTCGTATAGGATGCCGTTCATATCCTGACCAAAAGGCGGTATACCGCCGCTGGCAATCGGCAACATTGTCAACGGTGGAAAACCGTCGGTGAAACTCGCAGCGCCGGGGGTCACCCCAATCTGCGATGGCACGGGTATAGTATTCTTCGCGCCGCTATTGGCAAATGGCACTGTTACCTTGGTAGGGGCTGTCAAACTCATTTTAAACTCTCGCTATGTAATCGTACGAACGTTAGTCGAACTCATGAATGTACCCACACCATCGAAAGGGTATGTCTGACCGTTTGTTCCCCACGGTGTGGCGTCGCCGGCTTCGGCGAAACCGAAATGCGGCATGTTGATATTTGCCACATCCGCCAACACGCCGGCGGGGCGGGGCAATGCAATACCCGACGTCAAGATTGCTAACTCATACGGTTGCAACGCAAACAAAAACGTATACCGCATACGCATTTGCCCAAGATCATTCACGAAAACCGCCCCTCGTCCCGGGAACATGTTTAGCAGTATTTGATTCAAAGCCGGCGCTGTTGTCGCACTTATATTTGCTAATGCTTTCGCCAAAATAAGTATTCGGTATGCATCATCAGACAGGGCAAAAGTTGGCGTCGTATCCTCGGTCGTGTTGAAGACGCCCTGTCCGAAAGGGTACACGTCAAGTGTCCCTAGAGTTGGCTGAAAGCCAAATAACGTATTATCAAAATTTCCCGGAATGTACCGCGATACGCCGACAACATCTCCCCAGAAATCTAGGCCAAAACCTTGGGCGGTTGCCACATTCCAGACATAATTATAAAAATTATCAAAATTCGTAGTCGGGTCAAAATACTGATTCATATTATTCAGCATTTGTGACAATATCGGACTATCCGCCCATTGTACTTGTTCTGTTTGCAGATAATTTTGCATTTTAGACCAACGTCACGGTTATGTTGGATACCGACAATGTCGGCTGTTGATCAATACCAAGCGTGACACTGGACGTAATGGGCGATGGCGACGTATTGACATATAGAGATAATATATTGACGTACGGAGATAGGGCGACAATTCCGGTGTAATAGCGGCTCGAATAAATGCTCGACCCTATTCGTGCAGGTTGTCCGCCGTCTTGCCCCGAAAAAGCCGCCAATACGGCGTTTTGTGTTAGGGTGATGATATTGGCAGGCAAACCCGAATTGCTAGCGATTCGCACTGCAAAATAGACTGGGGTAGGCAGTGGCACTAAATACGTCACGTCATAGGTCGGATAGGGTACACTATATCCACTATTGTCCGTGACCGTGACCGTGACGACTGTTGCCCCCACGCCGACGTTTGAGTTGTACGAACATCCCAAGTCTTTTTTTGACCAAATTGCCTGTGCTATATCCGTGGACTCACCGCCGGTCACGGCGACATAAACCGAGTGAGCGGCAAGAGGGTAGTTTGTCGCGCCATAGTTGACGACCGAACCAGACGGATTGTCTACAACAAAGACATCCAGCACGTCTTCAACTGCAAACACTTCTCCATAAATCGCCTGAGGAGACCCATGCGCATTAGCGGCGACAGACTGTGCACGACGAAATTCAAATTGCTGCGCCATTTCGACATCTGTACCTAAAATTCCTGCGCCTGAATTATTGATCGCATCCCATCCGGTAATGGTTTGTCCTACTATATTAAGCGTGTTGGCCGGACACCCTATTGGCCCCGTTGCGACATTGGCGAAAGTCGTATTGACAGTTCCACCAGCAGATATCGTGACTTCGTCTGTATTGAGGTATTGATTATTACTTGTGTCATACGCTATTGCGCCAACCGGAATTACAGTTCCTGCAACCCCGGTAATCGTCACCGTGACAGATGTTGGTTGTGCAGGCTTACGCGTCATAAAATAAATTCGCCCAATCGCGTCTTGCATAAAGCCGCTTGAGAAATCGGGGTTTATTCCATTGACGTAAAAGGCAAATTGGTTATTCATGTCGCCGAGTATGGCAGCTTGAGTCGATGCTAACTGACCTTGCGGGGTGTTCAAAGCGGGATTGAGCAAACCACCAAATGCCGTATTTAAATCGGATTGTGTCCCTGCTAAAATGTCAGCTTCGGTCGGAAGAACAAGGCCCGTAGACGTGAACTGAATCAATGGCACTGCGCTTGTCATATTTGCACGGCCCCCGCCTGATTATTTTCATCAACGAACTGAATTTGTCCCGTCAACGATCTGTTTTCGAGTTTCTGAATCACGCACTGTGCCGACACAACACCAGGCACCGTTAAAGCCACCGCAACATAGATATTTTGTAATATAGCAATACTGGGAAGACTACCAAGCAAATAGCTATAAGGAACTCCTAATGTGGAATCGTACCATACCTCTCCCAAATAGGTTTTGCACGCCGTGGCAACGTCTTGAGCCAACGCGTAAGGTGGTGACGCCATGGCTATATTCCCACTTGCATCCACGACTAAATCCCACGTCGTTAAATCCAACAATAGGGTATTGTACATTGTCATACGGGTGCCCCTGTATTTCCGCCACCGGGCGTGACGCCACTGTGTACGTGTGTATGCACCGAAGTGCCGCTTGCCACCACATCGCCATTCACTGTCATGGTTCCAACAAACGACGAAGTTCCCGAGCCGGAACCAAGACCCTGCGTGATCATGCCATTAAGCGCGATGTTCGCATTTACAGTAAAAGTAGGTGCGGTAAGCGTGACGCTAGACGAACCATTAATTTCGATAGTTTGTGCATTCAGCGTGATGTCAGGGGCGTCTAATGTGATCTTGGTCGGACTGTGAATGGTTATACCGCCACTAGCGAAGCGTACGTATTGGCTAGGTGCCCCATTTAACAAACCACCGAGGTAGACACCGTCTGACAGGTCGTATTTTCGGTACGTTCCAGGATTACTTTGCGCTTTGGTGGCTTTGACACCCGAAATGTCGCGTGAACAAAATGCTGCAATGCCGATATCACCGACTTGGGGGTCGATAATGACCGCATTTGCGCCTCCCTGCAATCGGAAATATGGCAAGCCATGTATCACAACATGCGCATAACCATTACCCAGCCCGTCTACTTGGTTGACCAAAGGTTGTACATCGACAAATCCGACCGCAGACACGGCACCCGAGTTTGTGCACGCAACAACTTTCACGAGCGTGACGGTTTCGATGTCTTGCAGCATTTGCTGCACAAGAAACTGCATCGCAGTGAAATCGGTATTGGCACTCGTCGGTTGAATCAGACTATTGGCAGGTGTCATATTTGCCCCAATGCGGAAACGACCTTGGAACATCGCGCGATGCTAAACCAAGGGCCATCTGGCATGTTGCTGGATAGATGATGGCTTAAACCGATAATAGTCATTTCGCCATTCGCCCGTGGTAGTGAACTTTCAATGCGCACTAGTGAACCCCAATACGTGTAGGGTTTGTAAAGCATTTGGACAGTCACGGAGACATTGTCAAATGCGGGATATCCAATCATACCCGTCTGAGAATTTATAACACGCGCATCGCCTGGTAATGAACCGTTGCGGGGCCAAATGGTTAAAGCCCCGCTCTCGATTGACCAATAACATCCTGCTTGTTTTGCCAGACGATTTGCCTGTTCAATGACCGTTCCTTTTAGGTATAGCCCGCCTGGGATAGTCACGTTAACCCCGTTATTCGCAAATGGTCTACCAAGGGCATTCGCAAAATCTCGAAATATCGTATCGACTGTTGTGGGTTGTGCATACGACCGCGCGGTAACCGGGGTTACTTGATTAACGAAATATGCCCCCGCTTGCACGTGCATGTAAACGTCGGGCATATTTTCGAATGAGGCCCATGAAGAGTAGATCGTCCCACTGAAAAGTAGCGAACTCACATCTCCATCTATCGTACTTATCGTCAACGTGTTTTGAAATTGCGTGGTGATGTCACCTTGCAATGTCGTCAATTGATTCATGATGTCGAGCGATATGCCATATATTTGGCATGTCACGGACGACAACGCGTTACCTTCGGCAGTATAGGTCACCATCGCGCGCAAGCCGCTAATTGTCACGGAGTTGCCGGTCTGGCCGGTAAAGTTCTGACCCGCCATTGTGAATGTAAATTGCAGGTCTTTCTGCGTGAAGCTGTTTTGTCCTATGCCGACAAGTGCGCCGGGAATCACGACAAACCCCCCGCCATGTTCATCACTAACGACTGACGTCGAACTGCTTCAAGCGCGCCTTTTGCCATTCCTTGGGCATCTGTCGCATTTGTTTGCACATTCAGTGTGCCGATATTGGTTGAGTTTGTAATCTGTCCAGGCGCGCTGTTTTGCGCAACCATTGTGGGACTTTGTCTGCCCGAAATACTGGCAATATGCGTGTCGATAGCAGGCTGAAACGCGCGTAGGGATTGTGCACCCCCTTCAATAGTGGTAATTCCTTCAAGCAGCGCTCGCATAGTCCCGGGGTCACGCACATTCAATTTTTGATCGGAGCTCACGCCCAATTTTCGTGATAATGATTGGATATATGCCTTCGTGTTATTCTCACTTGGGGGCGCGTACTTAGCGACGATGCTGGCTACGGTGTCTGTACCTCGCGCGGCATAGCGCTCTAATTGCGCTCCCAAAGCTCGCACGCCCGCGTCCGCATTTGCAAAAGCTGCAAAACGTGGGCTACTAGTTCCAGTCTCTAACGATGCGCCAGGTTGTCCGGCAAAATTCAGGTTGCCCGGGTTGAAATTCCGCACATTTCGCGGGGCGTTTCCCCGCCGTTTAGTTAATTCTGCCGCACTCGTAGGAGCGACGTATGCAGAACTATCAATCGGCGTGCCAGTAGCCCCTGACGTCCCCGCAGCGTGCCGACGTCGTTCTTCTAGTACTTTTGGGTCTGTCGGTAGGGCACGACCTTCGGCGAGACCAGATCGAATTCCAAACAAATCCACCTGATCAGCTTTGCGGAATATTCGATCTATTTCATCATCCAAGCCGCTCAAAAAGGGTTTTATCGCCTCTGACATAATACGAAAGCCATCAGCAATCGTCGCAAAAGTCGAAGTTGCCACGGTGCCAATAGCCGAAATACTTCGCGCCAAAGCATTAGACGAGTTTTCACCCTTCTTCATTTCGCCAACAAAGTCAGTCAAGCTCTTCGCACCTTCTTCCATCGAGGGTGCGAAGAGATTTGCCGTGTTTAAAGCTGCTGACTTGATCGCATTACCGAGTCGATCAAACGACTGTTGTGCCTGATCAGCGGCCTCAGCATTTTGTCGTGCTATCGCGCCTTGTTTGCGTGCCTCTTCGAAGACCGTATTGATGTCTTTTCCCGAACGAACCAAATCTTGGAATGCCTTGGATATGCCCAGCGCGTTCGCTATCGTATTTGCTTGCGTCGTGCCGTATTTGTCCTGAAAATCCTTTAAGGCGATCAGGGTTTTCCGCATTGTGTCGGCTGCGTCAGAGTTACGGTCGAACTGCACACCTAGCAAACCGAGCGCGTTTAGATACCCCGTGTCGACTCTACCAAGCGCCAAATCGCCCTGTACTTGTCGAAACTTTCCAAGCGTCTGGGCTACGTCCTCTATCGAGCCTCCGAACGTGCTGGCGGCAGCGGCCCAAGTGCCCAAGTTCTCGGTAGATACGTTCAGTTCTTTGCCGAAACGATTTAACTGTGCACCCGCCGCTACCGTGTCGAGTGTCATTTTGGCGAAACCGCCGATGCTTGTCGCAATGCCAATCGTGGTCAGGAAACTTTTGCCCAACTTGAGAACTGCCGCACTCGTCTTGTCCGTAGACGCGCTAAGTTCCTTTTGGCCCTTGTCGAGTTTTTCGAGCCTTTTCGTCGCGTCTTCTTGCGATGTTTTAAAATTCTTGGTTTCGAGCCCGAGTAAAACTACCAGTTCATCGATTATCCGCGCCATTGAGGAACCTCATTGGGTAGTAAATATCCAAGTACCCAGCGTGTGCCTAATCCTTGATAACTTGGGTTCTCGGTGCCTTGCGTATCAAACATGACGAGTCCACCGATGAAACCGTAATAGGATTGCTGAATCAGATTCACACCGGTCATGACTTGAAAACATGAAAAGATCACGACACCATTGAGCGCACAATCGATAAACATACCCGTCGTTTTTTGGTACAACGAAACCTGCACATTTTGCCCATTCAACACACAAGTGACAATTTGTGAGGGCGTCGCTGCGAGAGGTATGATTTGCATCAGTATAAGGCCTCTTCAATTAAGCTATCCTGCGTTTGTTCCGATGGCGTAACCGCTTGTTGCGTTCCGGTGTTTACTGGACTCTGCGCACTCGGAGATAAACTATTTATCGTCGAGCTAAAATATGCGGCCACTTGGTTTACCGCTACCAAATGAATGTCTACTTGCACGAGTGTTGCGCCTTGCGATGCCGAACGTGTGTACCGATACGATTCAATCGTGCAGTTCGTGTAAGTAAAACCATCCGTCACGACATTCACGAGAGTAGTGTTGTTCGTCAGCGTGTCGATCTGCGTGAGAAACTCGTTAACAGCACTTGTACCCCCGGACTTAGCCAGTCGCACAATCGGTTTTGCCGGACGCAGTACTTTGTTATACGTCGCAAACGCGCCGCCTTCGACTGGAAAATCACTGACTTTGTTTTCGACAGTGCCGGTAACGGATATGCAGGAATCGGCCAAAATTGCGGCATTGCCGGATATGAGAGACCCTAAACCCGCAGGTGCGACAGCGTTCACGAGAGAATTTATGAAAACGTCTGTGGACGAGGGGTTGAGTTGCGCACTATCCGCAGGATAAATTCCCCATGGCGGCGATAACGTCAATGCATCCCACAACGCACCTTCCACAATTCCGAGCAACGCTTGTTCGGAAGGCGGGAATAGAGGTGATCTAGGAAGCTGCGGAACACCTGGCAAATTTGGTACATTTGGAAAGAAACTCATCGCCGTGCCTTATCCATCAAGTACGTGTTGTGATTATTGGTCTCCAACACATCCAACAATGAGAACATGTCCTCAAGACTATACACGGTCTGTAATTCGTGCAAAGTCGCCAGTTTTGATGTTATCACGACTCCCATGTAGGTAGACATGGTCAGATACCTAATCGGCGTGATGTCGTTTCTTCGGCCACTTAACTGGCGTCCGTGGCGTTTGTAAAAAAATCAGTATGTAATTTGAAAATTGCCACTCTGAGTTTGACCCGTGTTGCTACTTCTTCTGCACCATCGTCATTCCAAGGGATAGACACTTCGGCGTGTTGTTTGTCCGGATGAATGCGCACGCACTTTAGTAAGTCATTTAGCAAGTCGCGAGCTTGTTCCGAAGGAAGATGCGCAATTTGTCGAAACCCATGTTTTAACAACCCGAGCATTCCCTCCTCAACCAAACTTTCTGCAATAGACGAATCTGCGGCAAGCAAAATTTGTCCAATACGGAGTGCCCAATATTCGGCATCTGCGGCAGACATTTCTGTGATCGTGTAGAGCTTCCCTTTGTCTCTGCCATCTTCGCCCTTCCACACCACAGTCTTTCTCGCCATGTCGGCTCTCCCGGCTTAGTGAATCTTCGGAAAATGGTAGTTGCACACGGAGCCGCCAAGCGGAGTTTGCACCTTGTACAGATGATCAACGGTAGTAGATCAGATGTACATCATCTACCCTGTGCGGTGATGCTACCATTTTTCGTGTTCACTTGTCAATTTTTTAATATTTACGACTTTACGAATCTATTACATTGTCATTGTCGAAGCAAAAAAAAGCACCGCCGAAGCGGTGCGAGAGTCGTGCAAACTTTTACAACAGTGCGATGTCTATATTACCCCAGTGTACGGTAAATTGCTGACTCTGCAAAATCTTTTTGGCATCTGCAATCGTCTTGGACTTGACCAAGACACCGTTGGTGAGCGTATAACTTTTTCCAACGGAAGGGTACTGAATCGTCAACGAGCCCACGTAAATCGTACGACCGGCTTTCTGTGCGGCACGCCAAGTTTCAAAAATGGACAGTGACGGACTGGAAGCCAAAAACGTGAAAGTGGTCGGCGTGATAACAGGCACATAGCCTGCTGCCATCACACCATCGACTCCAATTACGGTTTCAGCTTCGTCCACGGCTTCGGCCATGAACGCGTCGTCAACATAAAACGCGCTTAAATTCTGTGGTACAGGATACAACGTTGTGACGCTTAATGTCGCAACGAGATTGGCGCTGGAAATATCTATGCTCATGATCAAGTCCTCTTACTGTACGTTAATAGAGGCAAGCGTAATCTGTTGCACAGATTGGCCGTCCATATACCAGAAATTAATCACCGGACTACCACGCGCGGCCCGAACAATTGAGCCCGGGTCGAGAATTTGCAAGTAATAACCTTGCGTTTCGAGCATCGTGGTGATGTCTTTGCCTGCGGCAGCATTTATAACAGCAGCTTGTGCATCCGACACAGTCACGCCAACGCGTGCTGCGCCAAAATTCAACATTTGCTGAATCGTCGTTTGCATGACCAAGGCAATTTGCGCGTACCCCGATTGGTTGTAAGGCACACTTCCTATCTGCGTCAGAAAGTTCAATAAACCAAGCTGAAACGCGGCATTGAAATAAATCTGATTGGTATAACTGTCGAGCCAGTCCCACGTGCCGGTCACGTGCCCATCGTCGTAGAAGGTGAAGTTTTGATTCGCCGTACTTGCCAGCGATACCATGTTGTACCCATTTCCGAGCAAATTGGCGCGCGATTGCTCGCTTTTACACGTCGGAAGCATACCGCTTTGTGTGCGGTACTTAAATGCGACGCGACCGTTCGTCTGCGTAAAATTCACCGACGCGACAGCACCGCACAAAAAATACGCCGCAGAAGCTACCAACGCCGCTAACGTTGAACCATCGGGAACCGCCAAAGGGTCGCCGCCTATCGGACTGACGCCTTCATATTCGGCCGCAACGCACTGTGCACCGGCAGTGGCAGTTGCATTTGGCGTGCTGGCGCTTTCGTCGCTGTCCCACATTGCATAGTGATAGCGCAGATTCTGATCGTTGTTCCACGCGGCGAACAATACTTTTGTCGCCGTATCCGGCTCGAAGATCGTCGTGAAAGACGCCCAATTCAGCGTATTCGACACTACATTTTCCATGGCAGTTGTCGGCGTATCCGCATCCGCACCTTGACTGAGCGTGATGCCGCTGGTGCTGCTCAATTTCAACGCTGCCGCTGTCGTTCCCGTACATGCAGTGATGGTCGATGACGCGCCGGTCGTGCCACTGGTGATCTGAAACTCGGCGAGTTGTGCGTTCCACGTGCACGTTTGACCCCCGGATAATCCGAGCGCTGTCGCAATTAACGTTGCGGCATTCGTGAAACTCGACGCTGCGCTCAGATTAAGTGACGCCGCTGTCAACGTGACACCATCGATATCGACTATCAACGTACCGCTGATCGCCTGCAACTCAGTAAGCGACACCGATGCGAGCGAACCGCCGCGTACCCACGCAGCAACGTCCGCAGCGTGATAAGGTGCGAAATACAACAGACCAGGTGTTAGAGTCTTGTTTTGATAGCCGAGATAGTAGTCACCCGCTGCGGCGTATTCGGCGGATGACAAACCGTACACAGCCCCCACGGCAGCTTGTGACACGTACCCAAGTACTTGCCCAGAGGGAGTGAGGGAATTTTGCGTCAAAAATACGGCATTCATGGCAAGCGAGTTCCCGCCGCCGTTCACAACGCCTGGATTGATCTGTACGTACACGCTAGCTGGAATAGTCATCATGACCTCTATTATGTTGCGACATGCGTAAAACGATGGATTATTGTACGCGGTTAATCCGTGATAATGTCCACCGCCTCGAAAATGGTTATATCCGCTTCTTGAGCGAACTGTTGTGCTACGGCAACAATTGGTATGTACATCAATACAACGTCAAACTTCCATCGTTCTTCGAATTGCTGTTCGCCGTCTATAAGCGCCATTTGCACGGGGTCTTCCATGTACAGCGGCTTGATATTCGACGGGAAATTATCGTATGCAAAATCATCTCGAAACACGGATTGCATAGTTGCAGCCCAATTAGGGGACTCGTCACCATACATGTTGACGGCGATGCGCACTTCGGTTGCTGTGATAATATTTTTTGATCCTTGTACCGGGCCGGTATTACATAAATCCGTGTACGTATCTTGATTAGTGGCTAACCGTCTTGTCGCTGATTGCGTCATCGAGATAAAGGGGCCTTGCGGCATTGGCACTAGATTATCTTGTCCGACAATCACCTCAACATCCGGCAATACCAATTTGATGAAATTACCCAATCCCGTGAATATTTGAGAGTTTGTAATGTCGACGTTCATGTTCGCCATGACAACCCCTATATCGTAGATGGATTAAGCATGCAAACGATCACATGCGCCCAATCAGGCCACGTTTCGACAACTTTCACGACTTTCCAAGACTGCGTAGGGCCACTTGGCACTTCGACAAAATCCAGAATATCGCCACCCATCTTGTCGGCTCGTACAATACCTTGTAAATTGCCATAAATGTAGACTGATCTAACGACGCCTTCGATGTTGAGTTCTTGTATGTGCTTCAAGTCTTCGGCGGTCATCGCCTGTACTTGCACTTTAACGGTTGTGGTTGTGTACGTCGGCGTACGCGTATAGTCTGCATTGTTCGTATAGCCGGACGAATGTTTCCATGTCGCCGATATATTCGGATTAATGTTTTGAGTGTTCGTATTGGCCAACAAGCGCAGGTTCATTGTTTGGGCACCACGGCATTTGTCACGGTCGCGATCATATGACCAGTATCCGTGAGTGGCTCAGTTGGTGCGCCGCTGTAATCGGCACCTTGCGCGATGGCGCGAGCCGCTTCCCCGACGGTCTTGCCCGTGATCGTTCGCCCCTCTCGGCGCCATAATCGGAGCAACAGCGTAATCGGAGACAGTTCGGGGGACGATGTTTCCTCTATTTGCTGAGCAATATCAGCACTCATCATGTTCCCGACAGCTTCGAGCGTGTTATTCGCGGTCTGTCCTTGCTTGATCAAATACGCAACGGCATCCGTCCATTTCGCCTTCTGTTTTTCGACGCAGGGGCGCAGGAATGGGCGTGCAGGCGAGCGTGTAGTGCCCTCTTCATTCCATTCTGCGACTTGGGCGACCGACACTCCGGACTCGTATACGGCGCCCGGAAACCATCCGGCTGCTGCATTTTGCCCTTCGTAATCGGCGACGACCGTGTCCAGCGCCACTTTGATTTTGTCGAGCTTGAAGGCCATCAAAAATAGCCTCCGGCCTTGCGAAAACTACCGATTTCGCACGAGCCACCGACATACACACCGCCGATACTCTGTATTTGCAACAACGCCCATAGTTGCTGACCATACTGCGTTGTCGCGAGCCACCATTGGTAACCGGTCTTCGTCGGCGGTGGCAACATTGAAACTGTTACTGTACCCTCAGTCGCGCCAGTAACTATGACGTTGTTCTGACCCGAGTTGATCAGCGTGTACGACTGTGCAAAATGTGCAGTTAAAAGATTTAGGGCGGTGATCAATGTCGTGCCATTAAGCATCCACTGATCCGTTCCAGGCATAAAACCACTTTCCGCAAGCGTCCAATAACCTTGCAACATGCCAGTTGGGTATGTCGTCGTATTCGCGAACGCCGGAAACGTCGCGCGGAAATACGTGTCATCGTACGCGTAGGGAGTGGTCATGTCTTAACGCACCTTTGGAATGGCTTCGATATCGGAATTTTTATTTTCGAAATCCGACGGCGTTAAGGGCTTGGACGAATCCTCTTGATTCAAATCCGGCGCAATAGTTTCGACGTCCGGTGCTTTCTTTTTGCCCTGCACGATGCTGACAAAACCATTTGCCAAATGAATTTTAAACACTGGATTGTTTTCGAGCACGGGCAATAGCTCGTCCTCGACTTCGGTGGCTAATCCCAAAGGCGTAATTAATCGATTATCGTTCGAAATAACACCAGCCCCGCCTTTAATAAAGACTTCGCGACCTTTGATCATCAGATCATTGCCGCCTTTGACCCATTCGGTATATAACTGACTATTAGCAAGTGTGCTGTAAACAAAAGCCATGGTTTACTCTCCCCGATGTGCGGCGGCTCATGCCGCCGCTTTATTTGCCGCTTATTAGATGCCTGTATAACGCACAACAGCATACGGACGCTTTAATAGCACGCCCGCAGTCGCGTTGGCAAAATCCTCGATATACGACTTCGCCAAACGCTGCACGCCCAAAGCTTGGAACTTAGCGGGAACGACTTGTACCCAAGTACGGGAATCATCAGAAGCGCCATCGATCACCGATTCCGCGTACATGTAAAACACGTTCGCGCCGCCATTCGCCGCATTGAGCTGTGGAGCCGACACAACACGCATCTTCGGATATGTCTGACGAATCCAATCACGTACTGATACATTACCGTACACGGCTACAACGCTCAGGTACTGGTACACAGACGTCGGTAATGCGAGTGTGATTTCGGTGTCTTCGGGATTGATATTGTCTTGCGACTGGTTTTGCAAAGCGGCGGCGGCGGTACGGATATCTGCCGTGATTTCCAAGAACGTCTTGGTCGACCACAACGTGGACGCACTAGCACCAGTTGCGACAGTCACGTACGAGGGCAATGACGGATCGTTAAGAAAACCGTACGTCTGATTTGCGCCCGAGTTATAACCAAAAAAACCGACTAAGTTGCGAGTCACTTCGAGTGCAATCGCCGCCTGACCACGCTTTTCGGCGGCCGAACTAACTCGCATACGCGAACTACGTGCTTCTTCCATTACGCCGACTTCGAGCCCTTTTTCGAACTGTACAACCGTGCGCGTGTTAAAGTTGACGTTCCAAGAAGCGAGCGGGACGTTGGTGTAATCGCCGTAAGGCACCGCCGAACCGACGGGTTCCAGCACGCCCTGGACGATTTGCTCGTCTTCCCACGAACCAGCAGTCGTAATACCGACCAATTCGTCGATCTTACGTGCCGCAGTTATAATGCGGACAAAACCGGGTAGCCAATTTTGCAAAAACTGAATCGGCGTAGCCACGGATGCGGTAGTAATCAACCCTTGCTGATCATCCATCGCATGACCGAGTTCGCGCTGCATGTCCCGCAAAGCGCGCGATTCGAAGCCGATGCCTAACGCTTCCAAATCTTTGTACATGGCGCAGTCTTTGGCATCCATAGTGATGCCCTTCGACAACGCCTGCACTTCGCGAGGGCCAATATGCCCATGTTCTACTGTAGCTCTCATGATGGCCCCTATTAATTAGTCAGGTTGATGGCGATCAAGCCAGCAGCCGTAGTTGGATAATCGCGTACGTACGCGTTAGGCACCGCAGCCCAGCCGGCCGGGATCGACACGCCAGGTGTCAAAGCCGAGATAGCGCCTACTGCTATGCCGGATGCCGACAAGTTGTACAACACAACGTCACCAATCTTGGCACCAGTCTGCGTCGCGTTGGCCACGCAGTTAACAACGATAGTGCCCATGGTCACAAACTCGCCTTGGCTGTTGTCTGGTAGCACCAGGCTAGGCGCTAAAGGCTGACCACTAGTACCACGTGATGCGTAAACTTTGGGATTGCACAGAATGCCTGCAAAGGCCGTTGCGCCTGGAGTAATCGCACCGCCAACTACTGCAATGTTGGTTGTGGCCGATTTGGTAAACGCGTAGCCAATGACGTTAGGCGTACCGCTCGAATTCATAATCAAACTATCCGCACGTTGAGGGCCGTCGAATATCAATTCGCCGACCACGCCAAAGGCATAGTTGATATTAACTGTGGACTGGAAACCCATTATTTTGCTCCTCGGATTTGTTTAGCGAAAAACGGCTCGGCTTTGTCGGCGGTGTCTTGCACTACGGCTAGTGCAGCAGGCTTTTTAGCCGCTCCCTGCAAAAAACCACGCAACGTGTGCAATTCAGCACCGGCAGCGGTTTTGATGCCGAGCTTTTTAACGCCGTATTTAGCCACGTCGATCTCGGTCATTTCGGCATGGTCAAACGCGCCAATATGCCAGGACAAGTCTTTAGCCAGCGAATCGCGCGCCGCCACTTGCTTCATGACGGTTTTAAAAGTGACCAAAGCGGAATCTTCAGCTTTAGCTTGTTTTTCCTCTTTCATGTCGTCTTCCTTCTTGTCCTCTTTCTCATCCTCGGCGGTTTCTTCCTCGGTGTCATCGTCTTTGGCGACTTCCGCAGGCGAATCCTTGTCGGCGTCATAAGTCTCTTCGACTTTTTCTTCCTCGGTCTCGCCAAGCAATGGAGCCAAATGATTCATCGCTTCCATGACCTTCTTTACTGCTTCCTTAAGGCTCAATTCGCCAGTTTCCATTTTCGTTTCCTCGTTAGAATCCAAAACCGCAACGTCCGGGCCACAGCGGCCAGACTCTACCAATGCAAGGTGATTACCTCGCAAATTCCTCTGTACACCGTCATAGTGGACACCATCATAGGTGCCGGATGTCCATTCAAAATCACACCGATAGCCGCATGACAACTCACGTTTACCCTGTTCGATCAAATCGACCAAGGACTGGCTAAATACTTTAATGTTTGCTCTGAGCACCCCGGCTTCGTCGATATACACATTCTCACCGGTAACGCCGTGTACACCTTTTTCTTCGGCGGGTGTAAGGCCCGCACCACTACCTAACATCGTATGCTCATCGACGAAAGGGATGAGCTTGAAACTATTCAAACATTCGACGTCTTGCAATTCGACGAGAGGTCGGTATATAAAGTAGATATGATCGGGGTCGATATCATCTCGACCAGATAGTTGGCTACCCCGATAGGGGAACACGCCAACTTTGGATATCGGATTGCCCGCAATTTCGGGCCACCCATTGGTATCGTATAGCCGCGCGGTATCGTCTTGTGCGCACGTATCGTGTTGTGCATCCATGATTCATACCTTATACATATCACGGGAGTATATTCCCGTTGACGGAGATAGGTTTTATATTTGCTTTTTGATCAAATGCAAACTATGCTACGTACAGATAGTAATTCTAGTGGAGAGGGGTGATCATGAAACAATACCAGGATTTAATTAAGCATATATTAACTCACGGCGGCGCCAAAGATGACCGTACCAAAACTGGCACTCTATCGGTGTTCGGCTATCAGATGCGCTTTGATCTTGCCGAAGGGTTTCCGCTCGTTACAACAAAATACGTGCCGATAAAATCTGTCATCCACGAATTGTTATGGTTTCTCAAGGGCGATACCAATGTTAAATATTTGCACGGTAAAGGTGTCAGTATCTGGGATGAGTGGGCTGACGAAAATGGCGATCTCGGGCCTATCTACGGCAAGCAATGGCGCGATTGGGAAACTCCATTTGGAGGTATTGATCAGATTGCAAATGTCATCTCGAATATCAAACACGATCCCGCATCTAGGCGTCATGTCGTCAGTATGTGGAACGTTGCGGATATAGACAAAATGGCGCTCGCGCCCTGCCACACGTTGTTCCAGTTTTATGTGAGGAACGGTTATTTATCGTGTCAACTCTACCAACGCAGTGCCGACGTGTTCCTCGGTTTGCCATTCAACATTGCGAGTTACGCGTTGCTAACGATGATGATCGCGCACGTTTGTAATCTGCAAGTGGGCGAATTCATCCACACGTCGGGGGATGTGCATTTATACAATAACCACCTCGCGCAGGCGCTCACAGTTTTGGGACGTGAACCATTAGCACTACCACAAATGCACCTCGACCCGAGAGTCAAACACATCGACGATTTCACCATTGACTCTTTCCAGCTGCAAGACTATCAACATCACGGCGTTCTTCGCGCGCCGGTGGCGGTGTGATATGAATATTACATCGCAAAAACGGGGGAGTGCGCCAATAGGCCCATGGCCGACTTGGGCACGCTACGCGGCGCAGAATGATAATGGCAATTGGCACTATTACGAATTTGTGCCTTTCCGAGGACGCTTTAGCTGGATTCGGCTATACGGCAAAACGGAGTATGCGGGATGGACTGATCCGCCGACTTTTCTAATGCCGATTGTGAAAAATTCGTCGCATCCGTACTTTGCACAGCGTGAAAAGAGATAAGATATGCGTAATAAATACCCCGATAACTGCTATCGCTGTGGCAAACTCGTCGAATCCGGTGCCGGACATTTTGAGCGGTACAAAGGGCATTGGCGGGTGCAGCATGCACGCTGTTGTCTTGAACATCGCAAACTGACGCTTGTACATGCAGTCGAAAAACCAAAAGCGGAACATGAAGAAGAGATCATCGACGCAGCAATTACACACGCAGAGAAACTCAGCTGGTGATCAACCGATCTTTGGGCGTTCTTGGCCGGGCAAAACGAGTAATGGCTGCATGCGGCATCGACAATTGATCAACTGCCCGGGAAAGCCGCGTGTGTCGGTCTTTTTTTCAATGATCGGCGGGTCATCATAACGGTACACCTTGCCATCCATATGCACATGCTCACTACGCGGATGCGTCTCGCCGCCGGTGTGCCGCCATGTGAAGTATTCGAATCCGGCAGCTTTGCACCGTTCGCGCGCCAAGCTACTGTACACTTTCCGCGTCTGATCCATCGCGACAAGGCGTGCATGCTTTTGCGTCTTGCCATAGCGCGCGTTGAGATAGGGCACAAGCCGCGACAACCCCGTATTACTGACGATTGACCGCATGACTTCGCCCTGTACCTCGGTGAGAAACTGCTGAGGTATCAACTTGATCAAACTAACGGCCTCGGCAGTTGATGCTTTGATCACTTCCTTCATCGTGTCAGGTAGATAATTTATGTCGATAGTCACAGCATCCTTCAACGACGCTTTTACCGACACATCGGCACTGTTCAGTGCTTGCTTCATCATGCGCCCTGTGGCGTTATAGGCCAGCTCGTTGAACTTGGGCAGATACCGCTGCAATAGCGCATTAAACGCGATGCGCATGGCGCTCGCGCCTTGGCGCTTGTCGACAACAACACGCGTGCTTTTGTACATGCTCTTAAGCAACTTCTGAATAGCGTCGTTGTATCGGTCGGCGATGACTACGGGCAAATTTAACGTTTTGCCCTTTACCGGCTTAGACGTCGGTTTCAGGCTCTTCTTGATCTTCATTCCTGTCCCCGATTAAGGCGCTGTAATCGCTCTCTTTGTCGCGCGCCAAACGCTGCGCTTCGGTATAACCGTCGATAGCACCAGACTCGATGAGCACTTGGCCTGTCTGCGCCTTGACGAGCTCGATATTCGCCGCCTCGATTGCTGTCGGACTGTCGAGTGCATTCCACGACACCTCAGTGTCGATAGATGCAATTTTCAATCGCGGCTCGATGAATGATTTCATCACAAGCAAATGATGACGTTCGGCCATCGGCGTGAGATCATGCGTCTGGATGGATTCGAGCATCTCGTGATAGCTTTGCAATTCGAACTCGCCAGTTGACTGGAAGCCCTTTGGCGTGGTCTCCAATAGCTTAGTGCCGGGCACGCCCGCGATAGCCGCGACAATCTGAAACTGGCCCATAATCACCGCGTCGAGATCGGCAAGTCCGATATCGAACTGCTGAAACTCTTCCGATTCTTTGTCTCCAAGCTGTATACCATAGTTATCCCGATATTTTGCAAACTGCATAATCTTGTCAATTGCCTGATCACCCTTACTCGCCATTGCCACCATGTCGGTCAACCATACGTTGGCGCGCTTCGTTAGGCACAGCAACGGCGCTTCATTGGCGACGCGTTCAGCAGCATAGACGCGTTCGTAAATCTGCTGCGTGAGCGGTACGCCGCCGTACATGTACTGCGGCGCGAGTAAGTCGGCGGGTGGAGAATTGCGGAATACGATCAGGTGCGAACGATGGTATTTGACATTGCCGATAATCCACCATGTTGGCTCGTAAAAGTGCAATGCGTCTGCCTGTGCACTATCAACTGCGTCGAGCATCGGCGCTGTCCAATAGGGGTCGACACACTTCATACCGCGATAGGAACCTGGCTTCACGCCATCAATGTTGAATGGCTTTTCGTAAAACTTCTCATCGTCCGAGTCGATCTTGAACACGCAAATGCGCACACCGAAGCCACGGCCTTTGCGTACAAGATCAACCATGTGCGAATTGAGTTGATAACGCTTGTCGTAATACTTCAAAATCTCAAGAGCCTCGATTGGCAATTCCGCACCATGCGCAGCAGCGATTGTATACCCTTTGCGAACGGCGTCGCGCGCCGGTATCGTACACGCCTTGTCGATCAGCCAATGCTTCATCATGATCGCACAGAGTTGATACCCAATGAAACCGGATTGCGAGTTATACCAATCAATAAGCGCACTCGAGAGGGCAGGCTGCTGATAAGCAAATTTCAACGACGGCCATGCACCACCACTCGCGTCATCCATCGCGCCGGATGCAACTTTCGGAATCTGCGATTCATACAGGCGCGCAACGTCTGCGGCATTGCGCAGCTTTGACTCATGCAATGTCTCGTCGAACACGTGCGTCGAAAAAATCGACTTTTTGGGCTCGGGCAAAGGCGTGGGTTCAGGCTTTTTGCGAAACCACATGTTTTAATCTCCAATCATGAATCTGTCCACCACGATGCTTTGCGAATGTGTGTAGCCGCCATGATGCAGGCATCGGCCAGATTCGGACTCGGTATTTCGCGTTTGTCCAAATCCTTTTTGCTTTCAACTTTCAGCTTGCCCGTGTTATCCGTGTCCTGCTTCGGTGTGGACAATTCTGTGAGTAATTTTTCCAAATGCGGCATTTTGCTGTCGAAGAACAGCATATCAGCTTCGTCGTATGTACGCCCGAGATTAATCGCCTCGTACGTGTTTCGCGCGCGCTGTGCCAAGAGTGCCCAATCTTGGGCCTTGACGTTTAGAAAGAGGTCTTTGTTCTTTTTTTTGTTCGTCGGGTCGATTTCATTGCGCGCGTCCGGTCTGCGTACGCCACCTCCGGCATTGTAGGCGATATACTCCACTCGATTATGCGGATTGATTTCGTTCAACTCGGCGAATTTACTGCCCGCACCTACGCCCATGCCACACACGTCGTACACCAATTCGGCATTACGCGTTTGTGCTTCATAATACGCTTGCCTACATGATCGCAATAAGCCGTCTTCGGTGCCGCGCCATTCGCTGCACCAGCTCACAAGGGAACCTGTCATCTCAACGAGTGCACACAAGTCACTTTTGGGGCCGCCATCCGCCACATCAAAACCCAGACGGCGGTTATCCGTCGGTACGATCCCTAGCTTAATATGCGCATCTACGCACGCTTGCAACCACGATCTGCGAATGATCACACCTTCACTGTCCACTTTCGGCACGCCGAGATAGACATTTTCGAATAGCTCAGGGTCACGTTCTTTGGCCTCGGCGATGATCGTGAGAGCTTGTTCGCTGAGAAAAGGATTTTCGTCATAATTGATCAAACGAACTATCGATTTTGCTGGTGGATTCACGACGAAATATTGATAGGCAAAATCTTGTTGAAATTGTGGATTGAACACAATCCACACTTCGCTACCGGCCTTGCGCAATAGCGTCGGTTCAAGAATTTCCCATTGCTTCGCGGTCAAACCTTCCGCTTCTTCAATCCACGTGATGTCAATGCCTTCCATGCCTTTGACTTCGTTCAAATTGCGCGCGATGCCGTAGAACAGAAATTCTGAGCCTGTGTACGTATTCCGAATGGTCGTGTCGGTCACGACGAACCGATGCATGAGCTTTTGTTCGACGATTTTGTGTTTGAGCACAGTGTGCACGGAGTCAGCTATTTTACTTTGAAACTGGCGCAGACAAAGAAAGCGCACCTCGAAACAGTCGGCAGTGAGTATCGCCATGCCGGCAGCGTCATGCGTTTTGCCAGACATTCGACCGCCTGCCAATGTGCGGAATATTATATCGAGCTTTTCCCAAAAAGCTCTAAGATTCGGATTGAGCATTGTCGTTATCCGGCTTAGCGTAAAGCTCGTCAAAACGTTTGGCAAAAGATCGCATCTCACTCGCGATTTCGTTCTTGAGCGCGGGTACGACGCCCGCGAGTTTTAGACTATCCGACGCGCACTTTTGCAAGGAAGCCGCCAAGTCCAAGAGACACTTATTGCGCACGGCGGCAGCTTGCATGACTGTCACTCCATCGGGCGGCAACATATGCTGATCGACCATTTCCTGCACTGTGGGGAGGGACATGAACTCTTCTTGCGCGCGTTCGACAATGGCGACGGCTAATGAGGACAAATGCGCACTTTTGTTGAGCAGAATTGCGCGCGTATCCAATAGCTGACTGACAAGCTGTTTACCAGTCTGCCTGAGCGTGATTGTCACCCCACCACTATCCAGTGTTGTTGATTTGCGTCTTTTATCACGTTGGAGATTCAAATCGTCGGAGTTAGGGAACATCACCGTAGCCGAATTTTCGGGCAATTGTACCCGCAACTCATTCTCTAGTTCTCGTGTTATATCGAGCACCGCTCTATTAACTATCGTATGTCCAGTCTGAGCCTGAGCAGCGGCAACTTCTGAAAAAGTCGAGGGCGGGATAACTTCAAGTTCTACGGCATCGGGAGTTTCGTTCTTCTGCCATTTATACCGCATGGCCCAATTGCGTATCTGTGCCGCGCCGACGCCCGTTAAGCGCGATATTTGCGCGCTCGAATACTTGCCGGTTCGGTAAAGTTCTTCGACTTTTTTTCGAGTTTCTAAGGGTAAGGGTGCGGCCATTTGATACACGCCCGTATCACTGGATAATCCTTATTCTACCTACGTTTTTGAGGCGTAGGCCAGCAGAATGATACAGACCGTATCATCGGTGATACGCGGGCTATGCCGCCTTGAAAAGTTTATCGCACATCGCACGCGTCGCTTGTTGTTCGTCGGCTTTCTTTTCGCCTGCGCGTTCGAGTTCATCGTGTGAGTAGTAATCGACACGACGAGAACGTTTCAATTGCACAATGCGCAAACGGGGGTCGTTCATGTACTGCGCCATGAACAATTCAGATAGCGTCGCGTGATAGAACGACAACGTCGGTTCGCGTTTGAGTTCCACCGCTTTGTACATTTGCGTCAAAACCGCGTAGTCGTGCAGCAATACCTCGAAATCACGCAACGCTCCGAACTGTTGAAACTCTTTCGCGCGCAACAACGTAAGGTCATGAGATGAACATGTCAGGCGTGCAGGACAATGTCCGCAATGTCGCCCAGGCACTGTGTGTGATAGATGTGAAGCCCGAGCGCGCGCCACCTCTGTCGTCAAGCGCGCAGCACGTTCTTCAAACGACGCAAACGGCAGATCGACATACTTAACTTTTCCACCTGCAAAAGCACTTGGAGCCAGAATTGCCAAACGCACCGTCTCGATCTCTCGGTAACCATCAAAAACGACTCGTCGCATCAAACTCTGCATAGCCAATATGGCATACCCTTCGATCTGCCTATTCGGATGTTCTCGACTGCCTATGTCGACAGGGCGTGCACCGAATTTAGCGTCTGTCACAAGGAACAATTTTGCCTGTGGAAACCACGCTGCCACGTCCAATGTACCGCCTACGTCTTCACCGACGATTGCATGCGCACTGACGCGTTGTTCAAGCCATATAACGTGTGGGCGCTCGCCGACTGGAAAGATCGATACCAAGGCGTCTACAGCCTCGCGCGCAAGCATTAGTTGCCGTGCCGTTGGTATGCCATCGTATACGCTCACACGACCCCCTATAGCGCATGCAAAACGCTCGTGCAGCAGATGAGCGAACAATTGATGTTTGCGTGTCCCATCAATGGCGTAGACGGAATCTTCGTCTTGCTTGCCTGCACTAGAGGCCACTGACGCTGGACACAACGCCCAACGGTCGCGCGCACTCATTGAGTACTTGGCTCTTTTAATGTCATTCACTGTCGTCTCCTACAAAGCATCCGGTCATTGTTATATAGCTGTCTCTGTGAACTTTGCTAGCTATTTTTTGTACAATTTTTTGAGCTTTGGGAGAACACTGACTGAGGTTATACAAAGCATCCTTTTTGAATTTATAGTGCTGCTCAAATAATAGTTTTATATCCTCACTATCCAGATTGTTTAGACAGTTCGCAATTGATTCGTGATCGGCAACTATTTTGTTTTCATGTGTCGGTTCGAAGTGCATGACTTTTACGCCATTGCAAATGAACGTTCTTGGGAGTTTGTTCTCTTCTATGAGGTCACAAATTTTGCGTGATCGCGCTTTGACTGCCTCTTCGAGTTCGCGAATTTTTTTACGGTATGCGCGAATGTCTTTGAGGTCTGGGTAAATATCTGCCAAGACCGTAGGGTCAGCTTTGCAGATACGAGGGAGGGCAGATGCCCCCTTTTGGTATACCAGGGCGTTGAACTTTTTTTTAGCCATGTTGACATGTACCTTTCTAAAGGTGGCGTCGGGCTTAGTGAATCCACGGAAGATGATACTTCATAACGTAGCGCCAGGCGAAGTATGACGAATGCATAAGGGCTCAGGCTTCCGTTAGGATGAATGAGCACTTGTGCATCATCTACCCTGTGCGGTGATGGTATCATCTTACAGGTTCACTTGTCAAGCTTTGAACACATATTACATTGTCATACACGAAAAGGGGTTATTTTTGTACGTTATTCAAGGTAAAAAATAGCATTTTGTCATATTCGACATTTTCCGAATTCTCTAAATAGCATTTTGTCATGCAAATAGCGATTTATCATAAGACTAGGTAGTTAGTGCAATGACATATCTACATGCACGAAAAAATAGCATTTTGTCATATAAATAAGCCGATAGAATACTAAAACTAGTTACCACTCACCGGT